GAACTACTAAAGGTCCATATGATGACCCATCAGAACTTATCCAATCTTTCTCTCAATTCCAAAGAGTCTTTGGTTCTGAGATAGTACCAGATGGTTCTGTATCAAACATCGAAAAGGCTTTCAATGGTGGTTCTAAGCTTCGTATTATTCGTGTACTTGGTAAGGGTGCAACCAAAGGTGTAGTATCTGCTGCAACAAGAGCTAAAGCTGCATCTGCTCCTAAGGCTGCTGAAGACGGTTCTCCGGTAGTAGCTTCTGCAACTCCAGAGGAACCCACGGCTTCTACTCTTTTCAAGTTTACTTCTGGTTCAGTTGCTGTTGGCTTTGGTTTGGTAACTAAAGGATATGGAGACCCAGTTGGTAGTGCTGAAACTTTCTCTGTGAATATTTACAAACAGGCTAACACGGTTTACTATCAAGTAATTAGTGCTAATGGCCAGGTACTTGAACAAGGTCCAGTAGTAACCTACAAAACTGCAGATGATAACAATGATACTTCTGTAGATTACCTTGCTCTGAGTGCATTTGCAAAGAACTCAGAATATATAGTTCCGGTATTAACTGAAAAGACAGAGAACATCAAATCTTGGAACAACTTCATCAAATGGTTAACTGATGATGTAGATGGGACAAGAAACCCAATTGATATTAAACTCAATGGTGCTGCTATCACTGCCGATGGAGTAAAATTGAATGGTACAATTGGTAGTGCCGGTAGTACTCCTACGGCAGACGAATGGATTGCTTCTCTGGAATTCGTTAAGGATTATGTAGATGTATATCAAATCTTCTGTTCACACATTGACCAACATCTTGAAGCATCCGCTGATGTACTTAAAGTACACAAGGCTGCAGTAGATATGGTTAAAGAACTGCAAGAATATACCTACTACATTGAAGTACCAAAATATACTACTCACTATACTCAGGGTGACCAACCAAGAGACTTGAAATCAATCATCACTTGGATTCAGACTTGCCTTGGTACTGTAGGTAACAGTAAGTATGTTGCTTACTTTGGTGGTGGTATTAAATACTATAATGCCGACGGTAACTTGGTAGATTCAGATGTTCTTGGTACCATTGCAGGATTAGGAGATGCTTCTGCTTCTCAGTTTGGACCTTGGAAATCATTTGCTGGTATGAATCGAGGCATTATCTATGATGGTAATGGTCCAGTATGCCCAAATTATGGTTCTCCTTCAAGAACTAAGGAACTCAATGAGTTAGCACAGAATTATGCAAATATAATCTGTATCAAAGATGTTCCTAACCAAGGTAAACAAACTTTGCTGTGGCATTGTTTTTCTTCTCAGGTAAAACAGGATTCAGAAAGATTCCTTGCAATTGTAAGATTGAATCTGTATCTCAAAAAGAATCTTAGACCTATTCTAGAAAAGTATTTGGAAGAACCAAATATCTGGAACACTTGGAATAAGATTTATCTAGAAGTTAAACCAATGCTGGATAACTTGGTAGATGAAGATGCCATGTCTGAATACATCTGGATGGGTGACCAAGACGCTAACTCGTACAATGACTTATCGGTTAACAATGAAGCCGATGTTCGTCAAGGTAAATACAAAGCAATCCTGAAATTCAAGGATATCGTTCCGATGCAAGAAATCACTATGGGCATCTATATTGACCAGGCATCCAAGTCCGTATCTGTTCAGGACGTTAACGAATAAAATTAAGAAAACATGGGAGCAAAAGTAAAGAATCCAAGAAAGAAATTCCTTTGGAGTATCACATTCCCTAAGCACCCAATCAATACTTATCTGTTCCAAACTTGTACTTTGCCAGATGTAGAGATTGACCAGGTTGCTCATGGAGACGTTAACCGGGACGTTAAAACTGCCGGTAGAGTTACTGTAGGTAACTTAGTAGTAGGTAAACTTTTAACTACTGCGGGTTCAGATACGTGGCTTCATGATTGGCTTTATTCATGCCAGGATATGATTGCTGGTGGAGGTTTGGTACCAAACCAATACTGGGAAAATGTAATCGTAAATGAACTTGCCGAAGATGGAGTTTCCGTACTTAACACCCACCTCTTCGAAGAGGTATGGCCATGTAAGATTACAGGTTTAGACTTGGACAGAATGGCTTCAGAAAACACTATCGAAAGTATCGAATTCTCAGTAGGTACTGTAGATAAGTATTAAAAACGCTTAGTCTATTTTCACTAAGATTTTTAGGTGGGAGGGGTGGGATTCCTAGAAAGGGCTCACCCCTTTCTTGTTGTTACAGCGAACACTATGAACTAAAGTATAACCAAATAACTTATTTAAACATGGAATTAAATTGTAGAACACATGAGTTTATAACCCCATCAGGTTATAAATTCTCAATCAGGGAACAGAATGGTGCAGATGAGGATATCTTATCTAATCCTATGGATGTAAGAAACCTTATGAACCTTACTAAGTTCATTCAGGCAATTGTAGTTGATACCGACTTTACTCCTAATCGTAGATTAACGGTAGAGGATGCAGACCGTATCCCTTTGAATGACAGATACTGTATCTTATTCCAATCAAGAATCTTCTCACTTGGTGATGAAGTAGAATTTGAATATGATTGGGGCCAAGAAGGCGGAGTACAAACTTACGGTCAATCCTTAAGCGAGATGTTATTCGATAACTATGGAGAATTTCCTACAGAAAAGGAATTGGCCGAAAAACCAAACGCTATCCCTTATTATCCAGAACAAGGTAAGCTTACCGATTACGAAGTAACTCTATCTTCAGGTAAGGTAGTTAAATTTGATTTGCTTACTGGTGCAGGAGAAAGAATGTTGGTTACTTTACCAATAGAAAAACAAACTCGTAATGCAGCATTGATTGCAAGGAACTTACATCTTCAGATTGATGGTAAATGGGAAAAGGTAGAAAGCTTCCATTTATTCTCAGTAAGAGACATTGCAGAGATTCGTAAAACAATATTTGAATATGACCCAGTCTTCGATGGTAACACCGATGTAGAACATCCAAGTATACCTGGAAGAATTGATAAATATCCTATAATGCTTTCACCGACTTTTTTCTACCTGACGGAAGCGTAGACCACCCAGGTACATTCACTCATATATGTAGAGCTGAGGTAGCCATTGACTATCTCAGCTTTTTGCGTCTTCCGTATCGAGAAAGGAAAAGATTTAAGGATATAGCCGATGAGTATTATGAAAACTTAAAAAAGAAAACTAGAAAATGATAGACAGAAGAAGCTTAGTCGAGGTCGGTGTTGCAATGGTATTAAGAGACCGATTCTCTAATGAGGCTGGCAGAATATCGAATTCATTTAGAACAATGATGAACGATATGAATACCTGGAATCGAGGTATTCAAATGTCAACTTCTAATGCTTTTGAGTTTGGAAAAGAATTGGTTGGAGGTATGGCAAGGGCCTACCAATATTCTGCAGGAGTATACGACCAAGTATTCTTAGCTTCTAAAATGTCTGGAGCTAATGCTGCTCAACAGGCAAGGCTAATGCAAGTAGCCAAAGAAGTCAATGAGGTAACTCCTCTTACTGCTGCAGATATTGCATCAGGCGAAAGGTACTTGGCAATGGCTGGTAACAATGTAGAGCAAATCGAAAGAATGATTGGCCCTGCAGCTAAGCTAGCTTCTATCTTCAGTATGCCTCTTGGTCAGAAAGGTGGAGTTGCTGACTTGATGACTAACATCATGCAGACCTTTAATATACCTTCACAGAATGCTACTCAGGTAGTAGACCAATTGGCAACTGCAGTAACCTCTGCAAATATTTCTCTAACAGACCTTGCCCAATCTTTCCAATATTCAGGAGCAGAATTTAGAAATGCCAAAATCAGTATGGGTGATGCAGCTGCAGCCATTGGAGTACTTGGTAATCAAGGTATCCAAGCTTCATCAGCTGGTACTGCATTAGCAAACATGATGCGCTATTTAACACTTTCCGTAACCGGGCAGAAAAAGGGAGGCGGTGAGATGCTAAAATCTTTAGGCATTGATCCAAAAACTCTAGTAGATGCCTCGGGTAATCTTTTGAGATTAGATAAGATTATATCTATATTGGGAGATAAACTTAGAGGTAAACGAGGAATAGATATCTCCTCTGCTCTGTTTAATATCTTTGGAGTTCGTGGTACAAGAGCTGCTTCAGCTTTACTTCAGGATTACTGGACTGGAGCTAATAAGCTTACTGAACTTATGGATAAGGTTGCAGGTGCAAGTGGTACAGTAGAAAATTTAACTCAAGAAAGATTACAAACTCCTGCAGGTATTATCGAACAGTTTAAATCAAACTGGGAGAACTTTATTGTAACTGCAGGTTCTACACTTGCCGAAGTTTTTAGCCCAGTACTTAAATTAGGTTCTGGTATCCTAAAGATTATTAACAGTATACAAGAAACTTGGGCAGGTAAGTTCTTGGTAAAGGTAGTTGCAACTGGTGCAGTAGTAGGTACTCTATATCAGGGATTTAAGTTTATTCAGGGTACTATCAAGATGATTAGTACCTTCCAGGCTTTAGCTACTTCAGAAACTAATGGTATGGCAGAAGGTATGGTAAGAACTAATGTTCAAGCTTCAATCCTTGAAGGTCACATGAGAAATATCTCAGCAATGATGATGAGAATGACTGCTATGCAAATGGCTCCAGGTAAATTCTTTGCATTACCAATGGGAGGTACCATAGGTAAAACCCGAAAAGGTACTGTAGTAGCAAGAGATGCAAGAGGAAGATTTACTTCAATGAGTACTCTTGCAGGAGCAGGGGTTGGAGCAGCAGTAGGTTCTACTGTAACTAAAACTGCAGGCCAACAGATTGCTAAGAAAGGTGCTATGGGATTTGGTGCTAGATTACTTGGTGGTAGACTTTTAGGATTCTTAGGTGGGCCTTGGGGACTACTAGCTTCTATAGCTATTCCTGCATTAATCGAAGTAATCGGTGGTCTTACAAATTCTGTGGATAAGAATACTGCGGCTTTAACCTCTGAAGAAACTAAAGCTTCCATTCAGGATAGAAATCAACAAGCTTTTGTTGATGCCGTTAGGAGTGCAATCAGAGATGGATTTAAGGATTCAAGAATTAATATATCAGTAGATGGAAATGAAGCTGGAGACTTTGCTCCTGGTGGCCAACAAGATTTTACTGGTATATCATTGGGATTAAACTAAACAATCATGGCAAGAATATTAAATCGGATAGCAGGTGGGGTTGTTGAAAAATACAATGACCTTACCAGAGATTCTGCAGGAGTTCTTACTGGCCCTTTAAATAAACTTTGGAGGGCCAGAATCTATCTCAATAGGGCAACTTCAACCTTGCCTAAAGATACTGCAGATAAGGGTAAAGTATATGACCCAAATAACCCATTCGGACCCAGAGCTAATTCAAAGAATCCTAAGTTAAATCAAAGGATTCAGGCTCAATATCGAATGGAATTAAAACATCAAATAGAAGGTGGAGTTCCATTTGGATACGAAGAAATGGACCCGGCTAAAGGCCAGAATGTTACGAAGAATAAAGAACTCTTCTTGGTAATGCCAGAAGTAAGAAACATGAATCAGGTAGTGATTTATAATCTTACAGCTAGCCCCTATCAATATATCACTCTTCAGAACAGACCACCTTCAATTGATTTCCGAGGAGAAACTACTTGGGCAACGATTAAATCAATGGGACGTAATACTCCCATGTACCATTATACTGGTAGTGAAGATATAATTCAATTCAATGTATCTTGGTTCTGTAATGACCCAGATAATCCAAAAGAGGTAATTACTAAATGCCGATTATTGGAAATGTGGACTAAGGCAAACTCTTATCAAGCAAGCCCTCCGATTTTAAAAATAGAGTGGGGTAGTTCTGGTATATTCGATAATCATCAGTACATTCTTACATCTGCAACCTATACCCTGAATAATTTCAGAAATGCTTCAAGGACTCGAGTAGCGGGTAAGTCATGTACAATTGAGGATTTAAAGTTATTGCCTGCAGCTGCAACTCAGGAATTAATCTTTAAAAGAGTAAGTGCTTATAACTTATCTTATCAGGATATTGTAACTGAAGAAGACTTAAAGAATACGAAAGGGATACAGATATGATAGACTTAAATCAATACATGACAGGAGCAAGTCCTTATGATGGAGCTATTGCTCTTAAGTATGATGAAGGGGATTATTCTTTAGAGGTAACTCCTCCTAATGTTCCTTATACAGATAACGATAAACAACATACTGTATTAGATGGAGAAACCCTACAAAGTATTGCTCATCGTTATTATGGTGATTCTGGTAAGTGGTACCTGATTGCTGAAGCTAATAATATCTTGAACCCTTTTCAAGAATTAGAACCTTATCAAATTTTAAGAATACCTATGTATGGCGGCAACTAAAAAACCAAACCAACCTATACTTTATAATGGAACAGCAACACCTTACATGGCTCTGTTCAATTCTGGAGGTATGCCTATAATGAATCCCATTACTGGCATACCTCTTGGCGCTTATATAAGTAATTGGAGCTACAAGTATGATGAGGAGAAAGAGAACTTAGCTACCATTACATTTGATACTGGAGACCCCGATACTGTAGATATCGAAGACCTCCAGGAAAGCTCAGTTATTTATCTTCAGTGGGGATACATATATCCAGATGGTCAATTTATCTCTAGCCCAGTACGAAGTATCAAGGTTAGAGATTTGGATTGTGTATTCGATTCTACTGGTACTCATGTGACGATTAAGTGTATAGATACAGTTGGAGATTTAAGATTCCAACCACCTTATACTCATTCGGATTTATCAGAACACAGTTTATCCAACTTCTTGGATAATGGTTGTAATGATGATATAGGCGTAATCATAGAAATATTTCAGTAATGGCTAAACAAATAATAAGTAATAAAGTTTACGAGTCACTACAGGTCCCGACAGAACAAAGTCGAACTACTACTGGAAAGATACTTTACGCTAACAGGTTTAGTGGAGTAGCTCAAGTAGCTATGCCCAGTGATTTAAAGTCCTTGATAGATAGTGACTTGGGATTAATAGGAAATAACATCTTGGTTCAATTAGAACAAAAGATGAAAGGGTATGCAAATGGTCCTTGGTATATTGATTCCCGGGATGGTGTAATATACATACACAACCGTAAGTTTCAAGAAGAACCAGAATACAATTATATTTACCAATCAGAAAATGGAGAAGTACTTAGAGTATCATTCGCTACTCAGAAAGTAACCAAAAGGGTAAAGGCTCAATTAACTCAAGCCTTAGACCCAGAAGATAAAGGTTTAATTGTAGGTTCAACAGATATCACAGAACCTGAAAAAGAGAAAGAGGAAGTAACTTTACTCAAACCATTTGTAGCTCAAGTAGATAATACAATGGTAGTAAATTATGGTAGTGTACCTTACGAAGATTATCGTAGTCATCCTACTACTAATATTGCTGCCGAGATGGAAGCTGAACAAAGGTATGGAGCTAAAGCTCAAAAGTATAATTCTGCAATGAAAGAGTATGGTTCTCAGAAACCCTATGTTGCTTACAATGCAGGTAAACAAGAGGCTTTAGATAATCTGAGTACTGAGCAATATCGAGAAGCAATTAATACTGCTGTAAACAATTTACCGAACGATAAGAAAAGGGTTATTCAGCAAATCTTGAAGAACTCTAAGAACGGTAAAGAGTTAGAAAGTAATCTTAGGCAATTACTAGAAAACGAAAGATACCTATTTACTGGAGAATATAAAATGGAATACCTTGCAGAAGAATGGGTAGACCCAAGAGAATATGACCCAGAAGGTGGAACTATAACTCACATGGTGAATATCAGAACTTTTTCAAGTAATCCTTATGAAAAACAAATGATAGATAACCAATCTCAGAGAGGTATATCTGCAATGGAAAAGAATCCATATATTACTGTATACCCTGATACCTATAAAGTAGAGTATTCTGGAGATGGAGTTACTACACCCACTATGACTCGAAAGGTTAAAGCTAAAGTTAAGATACGAAGAATGAAGAAGGTACCATTCTTAGTACCAATCTATAAGTTATATCATAATCTCTTTAGTAGATACGGCGGAGCAGATAAGGTTACTTGGGCAATGAATGCTAATGCCAATGGAGGTCTTAAGATATCCGAAAGAAAGTTGGTATGCCAAATGACTGTAGTAGGTAGACCTTCATTACAATCTTCTCAGATAATATCTTTAGAGAATGTAGGAAAAAGGTGGTCAGGCTTTTGGTATATCAAGTCAGTACAACATTCAATGGATGCAGGTCAAGGTTATCTCTGTACATTAGACTTGGTTAAGAATAATGCAAGGGATGGACAGACTACATCTAAGACCCAACTTAGTACTCAGGACATTGTAAGTAATGATGCTAAGGATTCTGCTAAAACTGACTTTGGTAAGAACAAGAAGAATACTGCTAATGCTTCCGATATTGTACATGACTTTACCTACAATGAAGTAGTATACTTCGTAGAAAGATACATGGATGATAAGGGTAGAATTATCGATAAGAAAGGTGCAGGAGAGTTCTTACAGAATAAGTTCTATTATGATGAGATAAATGCTAAAGACCCTCAGGCTCTTGCTGCAGGTACAGTTCGTACAGAAGGTACAGTAGTAACTTCAAATGGTACAGCAATCTATGGTAAGACCAATGTGGTAAAGGCAGACCAATCGAAGGTTACTCCTTCTATGAAAGAAAGGTATAACTTTGATGAGTTTAATTGGGCAATGAAAGCTTATGAACGATATAAATCCAACAAGAAATAATGTACTCAACAGCTAAACTATTAACAGAAGAGGGTATCGAAGGTTTAGGTAGATACTACTCTGTCTACCGTGGCATAGTGGTAGATAATAATGATACGGAGAAACATATGAACCGTATCAAGATATGCTGTCCAGAAGTCATGGGTGGAATTATTACATGGGCCTATGCAAAAGGCCAACATGGTTCTATCAACAATGGGTTCAAGTACTTAGCTCCTAAGGTTGGAGATATAGTATTTGTTACTTTTGAATTTGGAGACCCAACTAAACCCCTATGGGAATATCATGGTTGGGGACTACAACAAATACCAGACCCTTTGGATGGTCCTAATAAAATGGGTATTATAACTCCAGAAGGAAATGTAATGGTACTTGATGATGATAATGGAAAGCTAACTGTTTATATAAATGGAGATGTAGGCATTGCTGCTAAGGGAAACATTTCTATTCAAGCACAAGGAGATGTAAGTGTAGGTTCTGGTGATACAGTAATCTTAAATAAGGGAGAGAATCAAGGAGTAGTTAATATCAAAGAACTAACCGAGAAACTCAATAATACCATTAAAGAACTGGAAACTCTAAGAACTTTATTCAATTCTCACGTACACTCAGGTGTAACTACTGGACCTGGTTCTTCAGGTCCTACCGTAACTCAAGCAAGTCAACCGTTCTCTACTTTCAAACAAGAAGATTATGAGGACATTAAATGTATACACTAATGGATAACTATCTTACTAACATTGTTGGAAAGGGTATGATATTCCCTATTCAACTTACAAGAAACGAAAAGGGTGAAACAGGTTGGTATCCTGTTAATGGTGATATGGCTTTGGTAAGAAATAATATAAGCTCTATAATGTATTATTTAATAGGACAACGATTTCGACAGGAAAACTTTGGGAATCGCCTATGGGAATGTATAGAAGAGCCAAATACACAAGCCCTAAGTTTTATTATTAAAGA